GCTCGTGGTCGAGATACCGGATACGGGCCATGACGGTTCGCACGTCCGCGTCCCACTGCTGTTTCTGCCTCGGAGTCCGTTGCGTTTGGACGTATCCAGGATGCACGACTGCAAGGCAATCAATGCGACGGCCATCAGGTAGTTCCAGTTTGCCCACGGAGCCGTGTACCCTAGTTATCCCTCCCAGTAGCTTGAACGCCATCTTCGCGGCGAAGCTGCCGAACAGAACCACCGCCTTGAGGTTCGGGAACTCGACTAACTCTGCCTTCACTCGCTCGATGCCGTGCTTGACCTCTGTTGATGTGGGCTTCTCGTCTCGCTTGAGGACGTGCGGGTAGACGTGCCCCAGGAACATCATATCCGGATTGAGCCCCCCGCCTCGGAGGTAGTCCCGCGCGAGGTCTCCTGTTGGCCCCACGAACGGGAGGTTCTGTCTTCCTTCCTCGTCGCGGGGCTGCTGGCCCACGGCGGCGTACTTCACCCTGTCCTTGCGTTGGGGCTTGTAGCTGTCTACCGTAACGATGTTCGGCATGGGTGACTCCTTTTCGACTTGCGACCCCCGACTGCCCTCCCGCAGCAGTGATACCATCCATCGGGTAGAGAGGAGGCCACTCCATGAAACATCGGGCGAGCGCGGTAGTCGTGATACTCGTGACCGTTCCGGTTAAGGCACATCACGCTAGGGTAGTCTAGCGTCGCGAGGGGCGCTGGTCTCGGTAGTCTCATTCTACCGGCCCCTCTCCCGACTGGTCGCACATCGGAACTCGGTATCCCAGCCACGAGACGCATACTGCGGCAATCTGCACTATCTCCTCGCGCAGATTCTTCTCGTCCCCTGAGAGGATGGCGTGACCCGCCTCTCCTACCTCCTCGATTAGGATGGTTAGCCACCTATCGTCGGTGCGGTCGGGAAATTCTGTGCCCCACTTCTCGCGCTGGCGACGAAGCTCAAGCGTGATAAGGTCTAGCATTTCCGGTCTCATGGTGTCACCCACGCCCAGACGTGGCAGGTGCGACAGAAGTAGCGGTGGGAGTGCGTTCCGTCCTTCTCTGCGTATGCCTGCAACCGGAGTTTGTGTCCCTCGTGTACCCCGTGGGCCACGCACTTCTCCGGCGCGAGTACCGCGCAGTCCAGGCAGTCGGTCATCTGCTCCGGTAACAGGTCTCCCATGACCTGACGACCTCTACAGTAGGCTACTCCCGTCGCGATGTCGTAGTGATGCTCGTCGTGAGTGGGCACAGAGCCGCAGTGTCGCGTCACCACGCCCCCCGTGTCGTCTGTCATTTTCTCGGCCCCCTTAGCTCTAGCACGTTCGTCTTCGGGCGACGTCTCCGGTAGTCACCCTCGATGCAGACTTCTCTTGCCTCTTGGTACGAGAGCAGATGCGCCCGTAGGTAGTCCTTCTCCTCGACGTGCGCTTTCAGGACTCGGTGCCACCCGTCGATGATAAGGTCTCCAATCCCGTCCGGTAGCGGCACGAGAATCACGGGACTGCTCAGGTCTACGTTGGTCGCCCACGCCTTGTTTGTCTCTATCATGCCCAGTAGCGCGACCCAGTGAGGGACGTACAGATTGACGTTGGGCGCTCTCCGCTTCACCATCTCAAGCGCGGGGTCAATGTTCCAGACGAAGCCCAGGAAGTGAAACGTCTGCCCTGCTCTAGCCACTACGCACGTCCGTCCTCACCTTGAACTCCAGACTGAACTCGTCCTGCCACTGCCATCCGCAGTCGTCGCAGTTGCGTTTCTTGATTACGAGGTCGCTCATTTCGTCCGTGTCGTAGGTGTCGAAGTTCTCCGAGCGGCACACTGGGTTCGGGCACTGGCTTGGCTCGTTCACTTGTTCCGTCATTTACCTCCTCCTTCTCGTGTGGGCCGTTACCGCCCACTCTACTCTCTTATAGGAATAGAGAGTATGGCTACAGGTTTCCTACGTGCCAGGAGTCACGGCACGTCTCTCCCATTACCGAGCCTAGCGAGTGGACGGACGCGCCTCTGCATGTTGGACAGGTGTCTTGCTTCGCCATGTCCGACTCGCTTTCTAGTGAGGCGTCGGGGGGTCGCTCGTCCAGGCAGAGCGCGGGTAGCTCCCACTGGTCTGCTCGATACATGAGCCAGAAGCGTCCGTAGTTCACCACGTCCATCATGGCATCCTCGAACTTCTCGTCGGGAAACTCGTACTCGCCTGTCGTCATCGCGCGAGAGATTCGGGCCATCTTGTCCATGATACGCACCCACAGACCAATCTCGCCTGTGGCTTTGACATTCTCAGGCCCGTACTTCCGATGCCGTTGGGTCGCTATCTCGTCGCACAGGGCAGTCACTCTCTCTAGCGCCCCCTCCCAGGTCTCCACCTTTGATGCCCACGAATGACCGTCACCCCCGCTCGACCCCCGTTCGTGCCCGTCGTAGAGAGCGCACTGGAGCGCCCCCGTGTCCTCAGTTGCCTGACACTGCTTCATCCGTTAGTATCCTCTCTAACATTCGTTCACGAGAGACGCTGAGTCGCCACCACGACCCCTTCCCCATGCGGTAGCTCGTTACTAGCCCCTCGGCTTTCAGTTCGGAGAGCGCCCTTCGCACTGTGGTCTCTTGGAGCCATAGGTGCTCGGCCACTCCCTGCGTTGTTACGGCGTCCTGGTCGTCCACGTAAGCTAGGACACGCCCGTGAGTCGTGAGCAGAGGGCACTTAGCGTAGCGGACGTAGGTTGATGCGCGTCTCATGCCATTGGTCTCATGGGAGTGGCCCCTTCCCCCTCCACCACTCGCTCTACCGCGTCGTGGTACCGGAGCAGGAGTGCGGCCCACGCGGAGTATTTGCTTTCTGCCGCGTGTATCCCGTCCCCCTTCTTCTGCGCCTCGCTCAAATCGTCGTAGGCAGAGTCGGTGAGTTCGGCGATGCGTTCCATCTGTCGCTTTAGTGCCTCTGTGTGATTAGGCAAAGGTGACGCTTGTTACCTCCACTATGCGTATGTTGATGGTGACTGCCGCGTACAGGTTGTCGTGGTACCGTCGCTCCCGCAGCGCGGTGACTCCGAGCGAGACCGTGCCGGACGTGATGCAGGATGTCGGTCCTGGTTGGAGCGTGGCCTTTACGTCGTTCACGAGCTGGGCGGCTCCTCGTCGCGCTCGCTTCCATTCCTCGATTGGGGCGAAGACTATCTCCGCTGAAACCTCGTGGCGCACTTCGTTCCTGTTCGGGGTGAGCGACCAGGGCGTGTCGGAGTACCTGAGAACTACTCGCGGCAACGCTCCGAGATTAACCGGCGCGAACGCATCTACGTCTCTGATGCCCGCTACGGGCTTGATGCAGTCAGCTATCTCGTCTAGTAAGTCAGGAAGGTCAGCCTGTGTGATGATGTCGATTTTCACCAGGTCGGAGGCACCTATTAGGTCGAGCGTCACGGCATCTGAGGCTGAGAGAGCGACCGCTAGTAGTGGCGTTCCTTCCACGATTCCCAGGTTGACTGCATCCGAGGCCGCGAGATTCGCTTGTAATGCGCTCACCCCGTCAACCGCAGCGAGGGACACCGCATCAGACGCGCTGAGACTCACTGTGAGCTGATTCTGCTCGCTTATTCCTAGACCCAGTATCTCCGTACTACTAAGCGAGATTTTCAGACTAGCGACGTTCTCAGAGACAGCGAGATTTACGAGGTCGGACGCCGCCACTCCTGCTTGCACCAACGTCGTCTCGGTGATGGCAAGTCCCACTGTATCCGAGGCAGACTTAGGTATCGCCACTACTCCGGCTGAGAGTGTTCCAAGCGCCTCTACCCGTCGACGTTCTCGCAGCGCGACGCGATTGACGCGTGGCGGGTCTCGGAACACGTTGTCGGTCATGCTCGCAATGCGCCTCTAGCACGTATCCGTTTCTTGATACGGCCTATCTCTCGTTTCTCCTCTTGCGAGTCTGCCCAACCTTGAGCGCACCCCTTGCATACCCCGAATCCTTCCTCGGCTAGGAGTGACGCTGCCTCTTCCTCTGTTGCCTCCGTAGGTTTGTCGTATATCTCCGCCATTAGCCGAGGGAGGTCGCGGCGAAGTTCCGCGAGTATCTCCTCGTCTAGGAAGTCGGCGTCACACCCCACGAGAAGGGGCTTAACGTGTACGACCTTGTGCGTCCAGTCGAGTACGAACTTCATTAGCCCCCAACCTCCTCTATCGTGATTGACCCGTTCATGGTGAGGGAGTCTCCTGGGGCTGAGGGAAGTTCAAGGACGAACCTCATGCTCGGCGAGAGCACCTGTACCGCCTTCGGAATGGGGATGTATCCTAGCCCCACACGAACATTGAAGTCTCGCTCTACCCTCACGATAGGAGACCCTCCAAGTGCCTGTGTCGTGTTGTTTCGTTCCACTGCGCCGCCAAACGCCGCGTCTCCCAGTTCGTGCGGCCTCGCGGTGATAGCCGCCCCTCCTGACCCAGACGTTGTATGGCCCATCGTGAACTGGAGGCGAAGTATCTCCTCCGCTGCGTCCCCCACGTCGGACGTTTGCCCCAGGTACAGCTCCAAGATATTTACAATGGCATCGGCAGGAGCTACTACCTCGAAGATGTCCTGAATCGCAGTTACGGCGATGCCTCCGAAACTTGCTGTGTATACTCTGCCCATCGTACCTCCTATCGTACTAGCTGTGGGCGTATGCTGTGCATCGGGTACCTCGGTACCAGAGACCGTGGCGGCGTCGAGTGCAGTGGTATCAGGTCTCCCGACTCCGTGTAGAGCACCACGGGGCCACCCATCAAGGTGACACGGTGCCCTGCGTCGGCAGAAGCCGCCTTGAACCCGAAGTCCCAATCGCCAGGATCGAAGTCCCCCTGCGCCCAGTCCTGAAAGTCGCCTCCAGGTTGAGGTACCCCTACCCACCCGCTCCCTCGGTAGTTGGCGCTAGTGCTAAAGTCTGGGCCTGTCGCGGGTGACGCCCCGTACTCGATGTAGAAGTTCCCAGGATTCTTGCCATCCCCAGTTTCCGTGGACACCATGCGAAACTGGACTCCATGCACGGTAGCGCCCACGGGAATCGGGTTCGAGGCTGTCCATTGGTGCAGGTGGCGTAAGTTCTCCTCGGTCTCCTGGTTGAATGTCGTGGCCCCGTCATTGCCCCCTGTCTCGTCAATCTCGGCCCATCCTCCCGCTCCCTTGTTCCACTCGACTCGCGCTCCGTCTGCCGCTGGGGGCATGTCGCTGATTCCGCCCTTCATTCGCACGAACGGGTACTGCGTATCCCAGGGCGCGTCATTGAGGTCGAGGGAGTGGGCGAAGCAGGCGTCGTCGCCAAACACTTCGAGGTCGCTCACGTTGTTAATGTGCCCCACGTTGCTTATTTGCGGAGTGTTCGACCCTCCGCCTCCAGAAACCCCGAACGCGAAACCTCCTAACTCGAATGGCGGAATTTCTTCGACCCCGTTCATGTGTAGCGTACACCACCAGACGCCGCGATGCTTGACCCAGAACGCCACCACGTCCATGAGTCCGGTCGCTGGCAGTAGGGTCGTAGACGCGGCTCCGCTCGTGCTGCCGCCGTTCACCACGAACTGTAGCGAGCGGTCGGCGTTGACGCGAAGTCCTGGGCTGGTTAAGTTGAGAGCGCCCTGACTCAGCGTACACAACATGCTTGCGGCGCTAGGCGACCCGTTAAGCCCGAAACCTCCCTGTAGCGCGAGCACCTTAGTGTTGGAGGGAGGCGCTTCTCGCTGACTGCCTCCCTTATTCTCGGCGGTGCCTTGCGTTCCAAACAACCACCCTTGTCCGCCATTGTGCTTGAGGACGATTCCCCACGACCCTGTGCGACCCCGACTGCTTTGAACCTCGACATTACGCAGCGGAAACGAGCGGTCAACTATCTCCGCCGGCGTGTCCTGACTCTCGCCGCTATAGGCTTCGTGGTACACCCAGGTCACGTTTGACGCCTCCGTAGCCGAATCTCTTTGCTCTTAGCCCGATGCAGCCGGAACCGCTTCCCGTTAATCTCGATGACGGTCGTAGCGAGAATCTCAGTCTCGCGAGTTATCGCCACTCTCTGCGCTCCCTCGCGCTCAGGATACAGTAGGGGCACGCTTCCCTTTCCGATGGAATCAAAGTGGGCGCGAACTGTTCTCATTAGCCCTCTCCACGCCGATGTCGGCCCCCCTATGGTGTGGGTGAACCACGTTTCTTCGCCCAGTGGTATGTCGTCGCGTGACAGCGATATGACTGCCTCGTTCTCTTCGTCTATCACGCAGAAATGGGCCTCAGTAAGAAACTCTTCCGCGTCGAACGATGCGGGAGGCGCTCCCATAGCGACGAGGGCCGCGCTCACGTACCTGAGAGCGAGCTTGGCCTTTCGTGGGGTGTCTACTACGACGGGAGGCATTACGGGTTGTCCACTGTCAGCGTCACCGTGAACTGCCACGATTGCGAGGAAGCCTTTGTGCCCAGCGACTCGACCTTGCGGTTGAGCATCGTGCCTCCGGCGACTGCGTTGAAGACCCCCCATTCCTCCCAGGCAAAGTTAGCGTCTCCCGTGGCGTACACTGCGCGGAACGTCAACACGTTAGTCGCAATTTGCGGGTACGTTGCCACCATCGGCTGTCGGAACTTGCTTGCGCCCTGGAGGTCGGTCTGGGCCTTAGCGAACACTCCCGTGCCGTCTCCCACTCCAATGTGGGCGTTCGCGTTGTCGAACTCGGTAATCGCGCCTCCGATGATGTCGGCGGCAAAGTCATTCCGTCCCACGTTAGTTAGCGCCATCTGACCACTCCTTCCCGCACTTCGGACATACCTTATCGCTCTCAAAGGGCGGAGCGTCTGGTAGGTCTACCCACGCGTGGGTACAGAGAGACTGAATCACCCCGTCTACCGTCACTATTGTCGCCAGTGCGGGTTGCTCCTGGTCGTCGCCCTCGAACTTGTCCAGGACTACCGTCTCGTGTAGCCCTACTCCTGCGTCTTCTGTTGACATGTTTCCTCCTTACCCTAGCGCGACCCAATGAACCGACAGGAACGAACTCTCGCCTTCCGAGACTAGGCCCAACGAAGCGTTCGGGTCTCGGTCATGGAAGACATACGCCTCTATGAGGTCGCCTCGTACAAGCGCAAAGGGCTCAGCGATTCGGTTCGTCGGGACGTTGAGCGCATTACCGGCCCCAATCCACGTCTGGTCGCGGGCGATGAACGCGGTGTTCTTGCGGATAGACAACTGCCGTACCACTCCGTCTGCTGTCCCGTCGCCGTCCCAGAGCGCCCTCGCGCAAACCATGTAGATACCTGCCCTCTGCACTGTGATCCCCGCTGACCCGCCGATTACTGCCATCAACTCCTGGCTATTGGTCTCGACGGCGTAGTTGTCGTACTCCACCACGTTAAACAGGATTTTCGTGTCAGCCACTTCCGGTATCGTCTGAACGCCTGTACGAGAAATCTTCGCCGCGCAGAACACCCCGAACCGGAGTAACGGGACTCCGCTCAGCGAGGCCGCGTCGCTCCGTTTCAGTTCGTCGTCCACGGAACGGGGTTTCAATGCCTCGAAGGCGTCGCGTCTTAGTGCCATGCTACCCCTCCTCCAGCATCATTGTCAGCTTGGGAGTCTGGCCCTTCTCGTAGGTGAACTTCGTGCCCTCGCAGTAGAACAGTGCGTTAATACCGAAACCTCCTTGCGGGTCGCCGGTAGCGGCCCCATGCTGCACCCAGACAGGGACTCCCACGTCTCGCCCGAATATCTCTAGTTGCAGCTCTGGAGTCAGGCCCGCAATCTCGACCGTGAGCAAGGCCGGATGTGCGTTGTATCTGGTGTGCGCCCACGTCGCGAGGTCGGTCATCTGCTGCGTCTTGAGTCCCTGAGCAGGCATGTCTAATTCCATGAGCGGGTCTCCGGCCCCTTCGTCTACGAACGAGCGCTCCGTGGAACGTGCCTGTAGTGACTCGCCAACCAGCAGGAAGCGATGTACCGACGCGGCTGAGCCTGGGTCTTTGATTATGAGATCAGAGCCTCTACCATAGACTATCGCGTAGGGAGTCTGGATTCCGTCGTCCCCTACGGCCCAACCGCCCGTGGGAAGCGAGAACGCGAACGCCCTGCGGACTATCAGCGCTCCCGCCTGCTCAGACCCCGTAACGTGTTTGGCGAAGAAGGTTCGCTGCTCGTTCGCAGTCAGTGCAAACGGGCCACCTTCGAGATTGAACACCACCTTCGCGAAGTTTGCCGTGACCATCGACGGTATCGACACAAGTTCGCCGTAGCTCGCCACCCGTACCGTACCCGCTTGTGACGTTGTGGGCTGTATGTACTTCTTGATTTTGAACGGGATACCGCCTAGCTCGTGGTCTCCAGATAGACGCAACTTGGCGACCGAGACGACGGCAGGGTCTCGCTGAGAGTAGTCCTCGAACACGAGCCCTCCATCTCCGGCTTCGTGTACCCAGCCGCCGACCGAGGCCGCGAGTTCCCGAAGCATCCCGCCCGCGCTCTGTCGGTACCTGTCGATGTACTCTATCGTGTCCCCCCATTTCGTCCCAAGGAACGTGGGGGCACCGACCACTCCCGCTGAGTCAAGGGACGGGGAGGCGTGAAACCCGTCCACAAGGAACTTGTCGGTCGAGTTAGGGAACAAGATAGGCGTGAAGATGTTGAACCTCGCAAACGTCGCCCCCGTCTCCACGAGTCCTTGAACACTAGCTCGCTGCCATACCTGACTGAGAACGATGTCTACGTTCCCTAAGTTGCCGGCAGGAGTGTTGACGAACATACGCACGGTCTCCCCAACCTCTCCCGCGCTGTTCGCCTTTATCCAACAAGAGAACCTGTACTTTTTGTTGACCGTGAGTTCCGGAAACAGGTCGATGTAGCCCTCTGCCTGGTTACCTACCCCGTCTGTCGTGAACTCGGTCGCGTTATCGCCTTCGAGCGAGCCGAACACTATTGGGTTGGCCCCCGCTTCTCCCTGGTCGGTCTCCTGAGTGATTGTGCCTGAGATAGTTGTCCAGGTGTCGCCTCCGTTCCGGTCAGCGGGGTCAGTGAACAACTCGCCCTCAAGGCCCAGTAGCCTCTTCGCTACTTGGGCCTCGATTATGTCCATCACGCGGATCGCGATAATCTCCGCTGTCTCTCGCATGAACGGCCCCGCCGAAATGTTCGTGCGAAGGGCCGTGTCCATGAATCCGGTTGCAGTGAACACCGCGCGTCCGTGTCGGTCGGGAGTCCTCTGGGGCTCGAAGTCCTGGAGGTCGCCCACGAACTTCGTGAACTCTGGGTCAACCACTCGGCTAGACGTGCTTGCGTGCGCGACCCCGCCCCATACTGCTCCAGGTTGGTCTCCGTCTACGTACAGCCCAGCGCTGGGCACTTGCTCGATTTGCGCCCCATCCAGTCCCACCGTCTCTCCCGCCTGAAAGTCGCTGTCCTCGCGCCTGAACTTGAGTACAAGGTCTGTACGGTCGGACTCTGCTATGTTGTGCGTTACCTCTAGTCGTTGCCAGATGCGAGACAGTGAAGTGAAGGCCCCGTCGGTAGACGCGTCGCCCGACGCTCCCCCCGTCTCGTGTAGCTCGATACGCACATTGTCCCCAACGGCAATCGGGTTCAACGCCCTAGCCCAGATAGACGCAGTGTAGTCCAGTGCTTGTGTCGGGGCCGTCCCCGTCCCCGCTTCTGCGCTCCAGCCCCCTGTAACGGTCTGGGAAATCTGGTAGCCGAGGCCCCCGTACTTAGCGGCAATAGAGGTTCTCGACTTGATACCTCCCCCAACGAAGATTACCACCCATCCCGTCTCGTTGGTCTCTAGCGACGGGTTGGGCAGAAGGTTCTTCGCGAGGGGCATAGTGACCTTCGCCTTGAGCCGGATGCGGGTGCCCTGGAGTAGCTTTCCCGAATATGGCCCCAACGTGTTCTTGGGGCTGAACCGCGACGTGTCGTTGTCCAGAACGATCTTCATTCTCCTGGGCGAGAAGTCGTCAAGAGCAGTCTGTCGCGACAGGCCCACGTCTATCACTTTGATGAGCCACGGCGTCCAGTTGGTCGAGAACAGCCCGTCGTTGTCTAGGTCGGCCTCTAGCGTGAGAAGCGGTAGCCCCATTACGCACTCCCCAGTCTGAGGACGTGTTGGCGCACCGCGTCTCTAATCGCTTCGGCGTTTGCGTCAGCGGCTTCCTCGGTTACGGGAGCATTGAAGTGGATGGTCAGGTTGACGCCCCCACCAGCAAGCGACCCTCCCTTCGGTACCACGTGCTCGCCCCTGTGGACGACCGCGAGACCGCTTTCCAGAATCCTGCCCCCCACGTCAAGCCTCGGTAGTGAGACCGTGGGAATCTTGGGGATGTCTGGTATGTTGGGCGCGAACGGAATCTGCTCCAGGATGTTGCCCGCTGAGTTCACCCCGTCGGTGAAGGTGTTAATGCCCCCAATCACCGCGTTCAGGGCTGTCTCGATGACGTTAATAAACCCGTTGAGAATCGCGCCTCCCTCCTCCTTGACTGCGAGCAGGGCGTCGAGTATCGTGTCTCGTATGCCCTCCCACGCCGTAGTAGTTACTTCCTTCACAGTGTCCCAGACCGTAAACACCATGACGAGCGCCTGTCCCAGTGCCGTTCGGAGTATGTTCTTTATCTCCTCCCAGACGACGAAGAACGTCTCTTTGATGAGCCTCCACGCTTCGCTCCAGTCGCCTCGGAGCACTGCGAAGAAGACTGCCAGTCCGTTGAGGAGTACCGTGACGGCGATGATGAAGATGCTCTTAATTAGCTGCCAGTGGAACCGGATAATCGCGACGACTATTCGGAAGAAGCCCGTCCAGAGCGCGGACGTGATTCCCCACCACGTTTGGAGGGCGGTGAGTATCGTCTCGGTCGCGACGCGGAACACTAGCACGAAGATGGCCCAGTAGAACTGAATCACCGCGAAGACCAGCTTGAACCCGCTCACGAACAACGTCTGCCACGCTCTGACGGCAAACCCGATAATCTCCATGAGAATTGCGAACTGGTTCCCGAACTGGCCCCGAATGAAGTTGAACCCGAACTGGATGATGGGCTTGAGTAGCTCGAAGTAGAACCGGAACGTCTCTGCCAGGTTTGTCCCGAAGTTGATGGCAGGCTCGATTAGCGCGTCGAACCTCTCGCGCAGATCGTCCTTAATGCCTTCCCCGAACTCTCGCAGCTTGTCCCGGATGTCCTCTAGCTTGCCCACTATCGCGTCCAGTAGCTCGGTTCCCGCCTTCTTGAGGATGGACACGGCTTTGTCTCTGAACTGGGCGAGAGCCCCTGGCACCGTCTCCGTGAAGAACTTGACCATGTGACCGCCTACCGACTGTAGGAACGCCATCACCTTGTCCCAGTTACGCACCAGGAAGAAGATGCCTATAGATAGGGCGATGACCGCTAGGATGACGAGTCCTATTCCTGACGCTACCAGCAGAATCATGCCTATCGTAGTCCCGAACGCAAGAGCAAAGGCCCCGACCGCCGCAATCAATGACCCAATCACAATGAGCAATGGGCCTACTGCCGCCAGTAGCGCGATGAACACGAGTATCCCCTTCTGGACTCCAGGTGGCAATCCCGTGAACCATTGCGTCGCCGCCTGGAGACCTTGCACCAGCTTCGGCAGCCACTTCGCTACGATGGGCACAATCACGTCTCCGAGCCGGATAAGGCTTACCTGGATTTCCGCCATAGCCTGACGCATCTGGAACCCTGGGGTCTGTACAGCCTCGAACGCGAACTCTAGGTCTTTCGCGCTTCCTTCCGCCACTCTCTTGAACACTTCGTCCACCTTCGCGGCGTTCTTTCCTGTCAGGTTGAGAAGTCCAGTCAATCCCCTGACGCGGGGGAACAGGACGCCCAGCTCCTCGATGTTGAACCCGAACTCGTTGCGGAGGCTCTGGAGCGTGGTGATTAGGCCCTTCTCGTCCATCTGCTGACGGACATCCGCCATCGAGAGTCCAACCTCGCTGAGCATGTCTTTCGCTGCCTTGGACGGTTTGACCACGGCTCGCATGATACCCAGGAACGCTGTGGCGTTCTCGCTCGCGTCCTCGTTAATCAGGGAGAGGGCTGCGAGCGCTCCCGCTACCTCCTCGTACCCGATTCCTAGCTCTGAGGCTAGAGGAAGGACGCGCCCCATCACTCCCGCAAGTTCGTCTGTCTCTGTACGGCCCTCCCTGACCGCAGCAATCAGGACTCCCGTGGCGTCCGCCGCGTTCACGTTCTCCTGACCGTAGGCGTTCATAATGGAAGTCAGGGCTAGAGCGACCGTCTTCGTTTCCCCCAACCCGACCGCCGAACCTCGTGCCGCAATCTCCAGCACATCAATCTCGGTGCCTGCGTCCAAACCAGCGGACGCTAGGAAGAACAGGGCGTCTGCAAGCTCTTGCGGGGACTTAGCCACCGCTGGGCCAAGCCTGAGAACCTCCTCCCTCCACTCCGCCATCTGCTCCTGCGACACGTTGGAAAGGGCCACGATTTGAGCCATCGCGTCCCCGAACCCTATTGACGCTTTGAAGATAGCGATGCCCGCTCCGATAATTGGGGCCGTGAGTCCAATCGTCATGGATTGCCCCGCTGACCGGATACGGCTCCCTACGGTAAGCATCTTGCTCCCGAAGCCCGACATCTTCCCTTGCAGTCCGCGAAGTGCCCCAGATGCCTTGTCTCGCAGGATAGCTTCGATGACTACTTTAGCGTCGGCTCCAAACGCCATACGTTATCGCCTCCTTCCTCGCTTCGCTTTGTCCGCCGCCTTCTTCGTTTCGAGGTTCTCCTGCCGTCGCTCCCCTTCAAGGAGTACACGTAGGTCGTCCACGAATCGAGCAGGGGCGACCGAGTAGTCCATCAGCGAGAGCCTTCCCCCGCTACTGCGGAAGTCGTGCGCTCTGAGGAGGGTGGCTGGGATACGGCCCCTCTCGACTTCGTAGAGGAGCTGCTTCCTTCCCCCGAATCACGCACCGTGAGGGCGTAGATGGCCCTCGCGCACTTGTCGCCGAGTTTGTTTCCCATATCGGTGATGTGCTCCGCGTCGCAGGGGATGGGCGCGTCCCCCTCTTTGAATGACCATGCCATCACCCCGTACTTGAGAAGGGTCGCGGGGTCATACGCCTCGAAGCGCTGCTCCCGCTCCTTTGTCCCTTCCGCCTTCTGCTTCGCGATTTCGTCCTCTACCAGCTTCTCCGGCAGCATCCGCATCTGGTCGGTGACGTGAACGGTTCCGGCGGCGTCAGCCTCTCGGAGTTGCTCCACTCCGATTTCCCGAACCTTCACCCACTCGTCGTTGCCATCCGAGTCCTTGGATTCTAGTCGCACTGTCTCGGTCTCGTAAAGAGGCATGCCCCTTCTCCTTCTGTCCCTCTGACGGTTTACTTCGTCTTTCCGTGCGAGGCGACGCTGCTGCCGGTTCAACGGACTCGCAGCGCCACCCCCACGCTCCGGACTCACCACCGCACCTTACGGCAGAGTAGCGAGGTTGTTGTGAACGACTATCTCGAACGCAGCGCCCTTAGTGGAGTCGTGTATGGCTGTGTACTCTAGCTCCACCTGGCTCTGGTCTTCGTCGTCGTTCCCTGCCTCGATGGGATTGGTCAGTTCGTAGGCCCCATCGATCTTAATCTTGTGGTTGTCCGACCCGATAACTGGCCCAACTACATCGGCACGGAGGTACTGGATTCCCGCTGCCTGGAGTCGCGCCGTGCGCTCCGTCTCTGCCTCAGCGGTCAAGTCAAGGGTCAACTTGAGGCTGCACTCGCGAGCGCCGAACTGGTACGCCGCAAAGTCGGGCGAGTCGTCGTCCAACCGGAACTTCGGAAGGATGCCCGTCACTAGCTCCCACTCGAACCCCATGACTTGCGCCTGGAGTAGCGAGGGAGCAGACTCTAGGGCCGCGAAGTTCGCTGCGGTCGCAATCCTCCACTTCGGGCCAGGCGTGACGTTCTTCGTCGGGAGTCCTGGGTCGGCTGTTGGTGCCTGCGAGACTCCGTTGCGGGCAAACCACTCAGTCTCCAGCGTGGCGTACTCGGCTCCTGGGGACGAAGTGATACGGATGCGCTTGACCAGCCCGTAGGTGGCCGTGACTTGCATCTTGTTGGTAATGCCTTCGCGCTCGACGTACTCTAGAGTGAAGGCGTCGGGAACGGGGTCAGCGGTCGGGAACGGGGTGAATGTCCACAGGTGCCCGTCAACTCCGGCGGCCTGGGCCACGGGAGTGACGCCTCCCTGGACTCCCGCAAGCAGGGGGTAGAGAATCTGCTCAAAGGAACAGTCTGCCGTCATCTCCATCTCGGTCAACTGCCTGGCGACTTGGGACGGGTGCGCGGAGTGCCTTCTGTCGAGCGTCCCCCAGTCCGCTTCCAGTGGTGGCTTCTCGGTGTTATCCCGCCAAGTGACTTCTCCTGGGCGTGGAATCAGTCTCGCGGTCGCGGCGACCTCGGTGCCTCTGACCGTCTCCACGCCCAACTGAATCAGACGTTCGGGCGCTACTGCTCCCATTTAGTTGCCTCCTCGTCTCTGGGACTCGTCACCGGATTCCGGCTGCGGGTGCCTGTCCGACACTCGCTTGGTCGCCATCTCCGTTGACTTCTTTTTGTTGCCCTTCTCATGGTACCATCCTGATTCGAGTTTCGCCTCCGCCACTACGGGGTCGGACTCGGTGTGGTTCGCGGCGGGCCAGCCGCTTCCAGGGGCCGAGAACCCTGGCTTTTCCTGGAATATCAGTCGCATTGCCGTTTCTCCTTTCCGGTTTTACAGGGTCTCTCCCGTTAGCTCGTTAGCACGGAAGATAATGATGGAGGCGATGTAGATGTTGTCGCTGTACTTCACGTTTCTAATCGCCTGACTTCCTTCTGGCCCTACTGTAGTCTGATTCGGAGACGGAATGAGGTCTAGGCCCGTACCGTCAGTGAACAGGGCCGCTTTCACGTCTCGCACGAACTGTGACGCCTTACGTCGAGCACGTCTCACGTCGGACAGTGGGGCTACTATGACCTCCACCTGAATCGTGTGCTGGATTTTGTGTCTTCCCCCCGTCGAAATGAGCCACGGTGAGTCGAGGTACCGGAGCACGATGCGAGGTAGTGCCCCCGCGCCGACCGACTGGGGTTGGAACACGTCAACGTCGTGTATGCCCGTAATTCCCCTGAGTCGGGTGCCCACGGCGTCCAGCACCTTGTCTAGTTCTTGTTCTGGCAATTAGTGCCTCCTCTCTTCGTCAAGGGCGTGTAACGCGTTCCTCGGTAGACTTTCTAGCAAGGTCACTTTCGCCCTCCTTCCCAGATTTGCACGAACTCCCGCTCGACTTCGTTTAGCGCCTTCTCGATAGCTGGCACGAAGAACGGTCTCGCGGGTCGTCCTCGGTCTCTGATGGCCCTCGCTATGGGGAAGGCCTCACGAGCCGACTTTCCCACCGAGACGGCCCATGCTGCTATCGGGCCTAGTGGCGGCATCGACCCTTCTTCCTGCCCAAACTCTATGTAGGCCGCAGCGGGGTGGTCTACCCGAACCTGGGCGGCGGTGCGCTTGATAGTGTTCTTGACTCCGGAGGGTGCCGCGCTTCGGGCCTCGCTCTCCACAGTCGTGAGGAACTCGTCTCTCGCCCTGTCTAGCGCGATACGCAACTGTCGGGGGCCGCGCCTCCAGTTGATGCGAACCCTCATTCCCGCCCCCTTGCCCGTGTTCGAGAAGAACTGGGTCACGAGAACGGCTCCGCGAGAGCTACCCACGTCAAGAATCCTAGTGCCGCTAGCTCGGCGACGAGTATCAGCAGCAGGACTTGTATGGGCATTACTGGTCATACCTCACGAAGTCCTGGAGGAGCCTCGCAGCGTCTACGTCGAAGCCCTCCTGGAGCGACCCCTCACGGGCGACGAACGCCAGTTCCTTGCGCTTCCACTGTCGGACGGCCTCGATAAGAGTCGCGTCTCGCACTTCGGGAAGGTACGTATACCTGTTGATGACGCTGGCGTTCGCGTGGACTACGGCGGCAGTCCCGTTCACTCCTCGCGCCACGGCGAGTATGTTCGCGGAGATGCCGGACACGTACTCCTGCTCATCTCCTAGCTTGAGCGTCTGCCCTACGGAGAAGTTGGTGCCAGCGGTCACGCTGAGCGTGAGTTGGGTATCGCTCTGCTCCGTGGCATCCTGCACCGTGTCGCCGGTGTCTTCGATGTTGTTCACGAAGCCCCACTCTCCGACTATCTCCACGAGTTCCTCCTGGGCCAGGAACACGGAGAACTGCCCAATTTGAGTGTCCAGCCGAATGAGGCGCTTTGGGAGCGTGTCGTAGGGGAACTCGTGGTTGGGCCGTAGCAGTCGGTAGTCGGCGGCCACAAGGGTGTCCTCATACACGCGGTCTCGGTTCTGGTCTAGCTTGATGCTCGTGATCGTGAGTAGGTCGGGCACCCTAAGCTCCTTCGACCCGCTGCCATCGAGAATGACGGTGCGGGTCTGAGCGAAGAAATGAGTGCGACAGTGAATGTCCACGTCCCGCGAGGCAGAGTCCAGAATCTTCTCTAGCTCCGTCCGGTCGGCTGCCGCCAAGTCCACGTCGTAGGAGAACCTTCGCTCCCAGTCGTCGAGGTTGGCGTACAGGTTTCTAGTCATATCACTCCTCCAGTTCTATGAGGTTCCAGCGGCTCCAGGAGTCGTCGTCACCGCCATACTCCTTGAGTATCGCCCTGTCAATCGCGTTGAGCTGCGCGGTAGCCGACTTCCGCTTTGGAACCGAAACCGTTACGCGCCTCGGCGGGTCGTTCGTCGCGATTAAATCGACAATCGCCTTCATTCGGGTGTCTCCGGGCGTTCGCGCTCCATCAGCATCTCCCGCAGCAAGTCGGGTGGCATCGCCCTCAGTAGGTCGAGGGGGTCGGGAGTGACCTGGAGCGCCTCCCGCTCGTGAGTCTCTTTCCGCTCGTTGAACCACCAGGCGGTCTGGACGCCGAACAGGGTGCCTGCCGCAGACCCTCCCTCGGCGTTTCCCGTAGCGAAGAAGTAGAACGCAGCGGCGGCAGTGCCGAGTAGCAGAACCGGACGGGTCAAGCCCTTCACCGCGCCTACGAACCTTTCTATCATAGTGCCTCCTGTTCTTTGGGGGCGGGAGGCGGGACAGTGCGAACCCGTCCCCCGCCCCTTGGTCTCACGGCCCTAGGGCCGAGGGACTACTAGGTTGCGACGACGCCCGTCTTCAACTCGATTCGGTCAGCGGACACGGGCACCGGAGTGTCTCCGGCATGACCGTATGCCTGCATCGTGATTCCAGTCAGAGTAGAGGCGGCGGCCATGACCAGGACGGTGCGGATGTGCTGCCTCACAACGTAGCCACGGGTCGTCACTTCAATCACGGCCATCTTGTTGTCATCGGTCGCCGTGAGTTGCGTGATGGCGATTACCACCGCGTCTGCGTCTTTCAGGTCAGCCCATGAGGAACCGTCAGCCGAGTCCTGTATCTTCAAGTCTACGACGCCGGTAGTAGCGCCCAGGTTGAGGATGAACCGGAAGACATCGAACTCCTTGTACGGGGCGACCTGCAAGTCGATGTCCCCGCCGTTCAGAGTACCTGTGCGTGAGGCTGGGTCAATGTACTGCTCCTCGTAGATGTTGTTGCCCAACGGGTAGGGGAGGATTTCGGAACCCCCCGCTACAGGGTGAGCAATCGAGAAGGCCGCGACTTTCGCGTGCGACCAGGCGAGACGCGCTTCGGCGAGCGGATTGGTCAGTACCCGCAACGGGTGTGATGCCATCTCCATCAGGAAGGTCAGGAGGATGGCGGCGGTGATTCGGTCTTCTTTCACTGTGGTGGCTCCTTTCAAGCCTGTCTCTGATTTCGTTACTCTCCAAGGAGTCGGACTAAGAGGCACGTGCCTCCTGGCCGCTCTACACGTCTGAGACTTGGAACGGCTCCGGATTCGTCACGAGAAAGCCGAACCGCGAGTTGACTCGCAGCCCGACTTGCTCCACGTCGAACTTCTGCTCGAACGACACCCGCACCGTGAGGCGCTGGCGGTCGAGGATACGGCAGTGACGGAAGTTCCCCCAGATCAGCACCTTGTTCTGCGCTGTGCCGTCCTGTGCCATGTGGTCGCTCATGTAGAAGGGGATTCCTTCAATCGAGCCCGCCCTACCGTTCGCGAGAATCTCGACGGACAGTTCTTCGCGCCACACGAAGTTTCCTGCCGGAGTGACCAGACCACGAATCTTGGTACGGGTCTTGGAGTGGCCGATGACGGCGACACCAGGGCCGACGCGGTACTGGGCGGGGATGTTGTCGATGGAGGTCAGGATGTCTTCCTCAGAGCCACGGTCGGTCGTGGTGTTCTTGATTGTGTCCGCGCCCCCGTCGATGTCCGTGATGCCGATGTCGTCGTTGTTCAGGATGCCCATGACCTCGCCGTTGGCACCATTGCCAAGAAGGAACTGCTTGTCCTCCAGGACTGCGAGGTTGATAGCCCCTTCGTCAGCGACCAGGGCCAGCACATCGAACATCGAGTCGGCCACCAAGTCCTCGCCAATCCAACCGATGACCCGCGACTTGCGGATGGGCGCTTGGACGGTCTGGAACTTGAGGTCTTGCTCACCAGCAGCCGCGGCAGGGGTCTCGGAGACCATGCTACCGACGAATGTGCCAGTGAAGATGCTCTTGTCGTTGCCGGAGGCACGCTGCACCGTGACCCACTCGACGAGGTTCGAGGAGGTCGGGGTGACGGCGGCAAGCTGCCGGAAGACGGAGAACGTCGCCAAGTTGCGGATGATTTGGTCTTGGAGGTCGGGGGGCACAGTGTACCCGCCCAGGTCGTCCGTGATGGTCTCCATGACGTTCGGACTGTATTCGAGGCCCTGTGCCTCCATGAACCGTTCCAGGCTCAGCGAGTCCGTGTTCTGCCGGATGCTCGTCTTCACGTAGGAGTTTAGCGCCTCGCGATAGCTGTCCCCTACGAGCCACGGGTTCTCAATCGCGACGGAACGAAGCGAGGGCGTCACGATTTTCTCGATGCGGTTCTGCTCGACCTCGGCCACTCCCTTCGGAGGCACGAACCCGACAGCCTTGTACCCTTCGAGGGTCTTCGCGGTCTCGGCGGCGGCCTGCTCCTGGCGAATCTCCGTGTGGAGAAGTTCGCGGTGTCGGTCTGCGTCAGTGAACGCCCGTGTCCGCTGACCGTTTAGCTCGACCACCTTCTCGTCGTCAAGCGTCTTGCCATCGCGAAGCAACTCGCTAATCTGCCCGCCTAGAGTGTTCGCGGCGGTTACAGCGGAGTCCATTGCCTCCGTGTACTGTGCGATTAGGCTCACTAGGAGCCTCCTTTCCTAAGCGCCTCTGTCTCGACCTGACCGTGGAGTAGGCGATTCTCAGTTGCCAGGTCGTTGTACGCGGCCCAGAGCGCTCCCCAGTCAGCCCGTAATACCGTAATGTCCTTCGCGTCGTCGCGCCCCGTAGTGGTGGTCGTTCGACGAGGTGGCTGGACAATGGCGCGGGTCTGGGAGCTTTGGGCGGGAGTACCGAATGGAGTTACGGGGAGGTCGGCCCCCTGAGAGTAGGTCTGGAGTACGCCTCGCAGCGCCTCTGTCGGAGACACGCCAGGAGCGACTTCCACCCCAGAAGGAAGGGCGTGATGCTCCTGGTGTGACAAGTGCTCAAGGATTCGCGTCTCGGTGAACTGGGCAAGATCGACCACGCTGATGTCGCGGACGCGGCCCTCGGTGATGCGAACAAAGTCGTTGCCCTCGCTATCCACATCAAACTCGAACTCGTCAATCCAGACGCCTGCGCTGACTTCGCGTAGGTCGTTGGAGGAGACCGCCTTTTGTATCTCCTGCGCGAGGCTCGTGCTGTTGAATACGGCCTGGAACATCAGCAGGGTGGGGGTCGCCTGCAACTGCGTGACCCTCCCAATCGGAATCTGTGCTAGGGCTTCTCCGGTCATGTTCTCCGGAGAGCGACCTCCGTGCGTCCACTGGAACTGGACACGCCCTCCGTAGTCGGTCTGGGCAAGTTGGGTGTCGAACATCCCAGGGTCGTACACCTTGTAGGCGAAGAACCTGAGAGTTCCGTCGTCCATGAACGCGGCCCCTGGTCTCTGGTCACTGACGTTGAAGGGCAGCGCGATCCCTGCGATTCCTCCATCAGCTAGTGGACGGGCTTCGGATATCCCGTATCGTTCAAACAGTGGTCTCATTCGATTCTCCTTTCTGGGAGGCGCACTCTCTATTCCTATAAGAGAGTAGGGTACACGACTCCCTACCCTCTCTGAGTAGCCCCCTACCTGTACATTCATTTGATGGTTCGGGCATCATACTGGCACCGTCTTACCATCAGCTAGTGCCAAGTTGTTCCGGTACATCGAGACGGTCATGTGGGTCTTGAGCAATATACGGTGGGCATACTGCCGCTTGGACTCGTCGTCTCTTCGGGGCGTCATCCCAGACATTATGTACATGATGACCCCTTCGGGGACGTGCCCGATTCCTAGGCTTTGGGCGGATTCAAGTCCCTGTTCCCGTATCACTGCGGCACTCGCCGCGTGGTCGCTCAGCGACAGAGACAGACGCCGAACTCTCGCCTCTGTGACAAGGGAGCCTGGCATCGTCTCCAGGTTCAGCGGGACGAAGAACGTATCGTCGCCTTCCGAGGGAGCGTACCCCGCGAGCGCTCTGGCCTCTCCTCTCATGGTGAGACCCGATTGTAGCTCACGAGTCGCCTGCTCGGAGCGCTGGTTCTGACGCATCTGCACTGCCAGTACATCGGACAGGTCTGCCCGTATTCGTATGTCGCGTCGGCCTAGGCGCTTCCGTAACCAGTGGCTCCACGCGGCGTCGCGCTTCGCTACCAGTGGGTCGGTGTTCTCCTCGTGCATCGCCTGTCGCGCTTGGTCGTAGTTGGAGTACGTGGCGTTCTCTAGGCCAATCGGCGCTCCAATCACGATAGGAGGCACATTCATCGCTACGAGAATACGCGCCTCGGTCGCTTTCCGGAGGTCGTCCAGACCCACTTCGCGCGACCCTGCCGCGAGTCCCAGACGCTTGATTTCCCCCTTCGCTCCTGCCATTACCGCGAGTCTCCACGCGTTCTCGATTCCCCCCACGTTAGACGCCCATCTCCGCTGTAATTGACGTTCCTGCTCTGGCGTCATGGTGGTCTCGGTCAGGAAGATGTGGGGAGGCACCGCCCCTTGTGCGAAGAACTCCCGAATGTACGCAGTGATGTTCATATCCGCCTGAATCGAATCCAGGGCGGCGGCTACTGGCCCCATACCCCACTCCATCTGACCAGGGTCGGGGCTGTATATCCGGTGTATGACGCGAGACTTGGGGAACGTGAACGCCGACGCTGGCGGGTTGTTGAGGAGCGTAGGGTTCGGCCCCCCGTGCTGTCTCTCAGGGTCGTACACGTACCTGTCGACGCGCCCCGTCTTCTTATCGCGCATCAGCCACACGTTCATCGAGGGAATCAGCCGGAACTCACCTAGGGGCTCATTCACCAGCGGGGGCTGGGCGGTGTGACCCTCTAACCGACGCGGCCACTCAACGACGATGCCGTTACCAGTCACAACTAGTTCCGTGTCTACGCGCTCCCTGAACTTCACGGGATCATCGTCCTCATTCGGGTTGTCAAGGCGCGTCTGGATGTCGCTGTCTTCCGGCTCAACCTTCCAGCGCCCTTCACTGAACACTTCGGCCACCTGTGGTATCACAGCGGAGGCGCTCGTAGTCTCGGTCGTCGCGGCAAAGACCATCTCGTTGCTCCGGTAGAACTCCCAGAACTTCTTGAGGTTCCGTTGGGCGAGAGTCCTATAGCCAAGTGACATGCCCATATGCTGCGATACAGTGTGGGCGTTTTGAGACATGAATCCTCCCATGCCCCTCCACGCAGCCGAGAACGGGTTTATCATGGCGGGCCTCCTAGCAGTATGGAAACGCTCTCATTCACTTGCCGCAAAGTGATTCGGAACGTCTCCAGCTTGAAGCGCGCCTCGGCCCACGGTACGTCGAGCTTCGCCGGAAGGGAGTCCCATCGTCGCTCAACATCTGTCCAAAGTTCACGGAGGCGCGCTTCGCTAGCTTCTTGCATGGGTCACTCCTTCCTCCCGTACCAACGGCCCTCGGCTCGGAACCCTTGAGCCGTTATTGGCACAGGAATCACGCACAGGTGGTGGGGATCGTAGGCTATCACGTAGGTGAAGGACTGCTGCCAGTTGGGGAATGGCGCGTACTCAGGGTCGAGTCGGCACGTACAGCCATTCTCCACGTAGATGTACTCCTCCGAAGCGTCGCGACGGGTGTAAACCCCGAAGCGATGCGTGTGCCCCACGATACCCGACGATCCACGCTTCTCGAACATGGCCTTCGCCGTGTACGCAGCGTGCTGGCGAACCAAGTCCCCGTGCTCTATCAGGAGGGAGGCGTACTCCACCAGCGACTTGTAGGGCAGCACTTCCCACGTGTCCTCGACGCGCATGAGACGCGCCAAGTCCAGGTCGCGTAGTCCGGCGACTCCAGGGTGCCTCCAGATGAAGCGACGAAGCCTGTCCTCGTGGTTCCCGTCTTCCTCTATCATCCGGGCATTGGGGCATAATGCTCTTTGCCTCTTGAACATCGCCCCGACCGAGGATAAATCGTCTTGCAAGTGATCGGCTCTATTGGGGTTCTTGTCAAAGCTAGATATACCGTACCAGTCTCCAATATCACCTGGATATATCAATAAGTCAGGTTGTAGTTCTTCCATGAACAACTCAACCTCTCGTATAACCCTCTGGTCTTGGAATGGGATTTGGTGGTCTTGCGAGATTAGAGCCGTTCCCTGAAAATCTATCTTCAACTAACCTCCTATCAGATACATCAGGATA